TGGACATACCGCTTTACAAAAAGCTCCCGTGGCAGGGGCTGACGCTTGAGGACATAGACGATATTGGTGTCAGCAGAGATTGGGTCTATGGCGCACGGTGGGCGGAAGCAAAGCTTAAGGAGAAGAACACATGACTGAATTTCTATTAGCAAATCAATTGTTGGCATCAATTGCTGGTGGGGTTGTTGGCATACTTATGGGGATCATCATTGTTATTTGGGTGGGGGGCAGATGACTATTGAAATTCTACTTGCATTTGGTAGTGGGCTGATTGGTGGTTTGATTGGCGTACTTATTGGTGTTATTTTAGTGGGGGGCAGATGACTGAAACCGAACGTAAGTTAGACTTACTTTTAGGAGATGCACTTGCTGAAAACGAAAAGTACCGTAGGGCAAACGAACACCTTATCAGCGCAACGGCTGCTGCGTTGGTTGAAAATACCGCTCTCAAACTCAGACTTAAATATCAAGACGATAGGGAGGGATGGATTGGTACGCACTCGCCGGAATGTTGGACGTTTGGTCCGCGTCACTACGAGTGCGCCATCAGACACATAACTGCATTGACGGATGACGGAAAATGACATACTACGATAAAGCTGCGCCACCACCGATGTACACATCAACGGAGAACGTATACAACCCACCGCACTACAAGCAAGGCAAGATTGAGTGTATCGAGGCTATTCAGTCAGCGTTGACTGAAGAAGAGTTCCGTGGTTACTGCAAGGGTAACGCTATGAAATATATCTGGCGTGAGAAGCACAAGGGTGGCAAAGAGTCCATTGAAAAAGCGGCGTGGTATTTAGACTATATGATGCAGTGCGTGTAATGTCTGCCCGAGTGGTGAAATAGGTAGACACAAGAGACTTAAAATCTCTCGCCGCAGGGCGTGCCGGTTCGATCCCGGCCTCGGGCACCAAAGGAAACCAATGAGTTTAATTACCATAGACTTTGAAACGTACTACGATAGAACTTTCTCTCTGTCTAGGCTGACCACAGAAGAGTACATCCGTAGTAATAATTTTCAGGTAATCGGTGTAGCAGTCAAAGTAGATGATGCCCCAGCGGTTTGGTATTCAGGCACCCGTGAAGAGTTAATTAGGTGGCTTCGCAAGTTTGACTGGAAGAACAGTTCAGTCCTCGCGCACAACATGCTGTTCGATGGCGCGATCCTCTGCTGGTACTTCAAGATACCGAAACCCAAGCTGTTCGTAGACACCTTATGCATGGCTCGCGCTCTGCATGGTGTGGAAGTTGGTGGCTCGCTCGCAAAGCTGGCTGTGCAATACAGCATCGGTGAGAAAGGTACTGAAGTCCTTGACGCTAAGGGCGTGCGGCTAGAAGACTTCACCAAAGAAAGCCTTGCGCAATACGGGCGGTACTGCTGCAACGACGTTGAGCTTACATACAAGTTGTACAACATCTTCATCGTCAACTTCCCCGACAACGAGTTGAAGCTGATCGACATCACCATAAGTATGTTTACGCATCCCAAGTTCTACGTGGACGAGAAAATCCTGCACGAGCGGATGATCGACCTGATTGAGGAACGTAAGCAATTACTGTCTTCTCTAAAGGAGAAGCTGGGCTGCGAGAGCGACGAGGAAGTTTCACTGAAGCTGTCGAGCAACCCTAAGTTTGCGCAGGTACTCAAGGATTTCGGCGTTACTGTACCAACCAAGATCAGCGAGCGTACAGGTAAGGTAGCACCAGCACTAGCAAAGAAGGACGAAGGTTTCCTTGCATTGATGTCGCATGAAGATACTTTTATCCAAAGTCTATGTGCTGCTAGGCTGGGCGTGAAGTCCACCATCGAAGAGAATCGTATCCAGCGATTCATAGACATCGGGCGGCGGAACGGGGAAAGCCTTCCTATCCCGCTTAAGTATTACGGAGCACACACTGGCCGGTGGTCTGGCTCGGACAAGGTGAACTTCCAGAACCTACCTTCTCGGGACAAGAAGAAGAAAGCCCTCAAGAACGCTATCATTGCACCAGAGGGTTATATGGTAATTAACTCAGACTCCGCGCAAATCGAAGCGCGAGTACTTGCGTGGTTTGCGGGGCAGGATGACGTAGTTAAGATGTTCGTTGACAAGGTAGATGTCTACCGGGTGATGGCAGCTAAGATTTATAAGTGTAAGCCTGAAGAGGTCACCGCAGAGCAGCGGTTCATCGGCAAGACCGTAGTACTCGGGTGCGGGTACGGCACTGGCTGGGCTAAGTTACAGGCAACTCTTGCTACATCGAGCCCGCCCATGACTGTGGATGAGGTTGAAGCTCGGCGCATCATCGAGGTGTACCGGGACGCTAACCACAAAGTCAAAGACTTATGGACGGAAGGTGACACGTTGCTATCCCACATGATCGACGGGGTAGAGGAGGAGGTCGGGTTTGGTGAACACAAGTGCGTCGGGTTCGATTCGGATGGCATCATCTTACCCAATACCTTACGCATAGTTTACAAGGCGCTTCACCGGAACACAGAAGAAGTTCGGAGCAAGATTGTCCACAACTCCCGTAAAGGCGAGATCAGCATCTGGGGCGGCACCGTGGTTGAGAACGTAGTGCAAGCGCTTGCTCGCTGCATCATCGGTGAGCAGCTTGTCAAGATCAATGAAAGATATAAGGTTGCGCTAACAGTCCATGACTCGGTTGTCGTGGTGGTTCCAGCGGACGAGTGCGCGGAAGCAGAAGCTTGGATCACTGGCATCATGAGCATTGCGCCAGACTGGGCACCCGGCCTACCCGTGTCATGCGAAACAAAGAGTGGACTAAGTTATGGGGATTGCTGATAATAAGACTCCAACCACTCTAGTCACTATCAGTCATGGAACCACAAAACGTTAAATGGTCTTACTCTGGCCTCAAAGATTACGCTAACTGTCCTAAGCAATACGCAGAAGTTAAGGTATACAAGCGCTTTTCCAAACGTCCTACACAGCAGATGCTCTATGGCACTGAAGTTCACAGGGCTCTGGAGCATTACGTTAAAGATGGTACACCGCTAGCTGAGAACTACCTACAATTCAAGGACATGCTGGACACGCTCACCGACATGGAAGGTGACAAGTACCCAGAGCTTCGCATGGCGCTTACTTACGACAAGTCACCTTGTACCTGGGGGGCACCTGACTTCTGGGTTCGTGGGGTGGTAGACTTGATCACGGTCAATGGTGACACCGGCTATATAATCGACTATAAAACGGGTAGCAACAAGTACCCTGACCCTAAGCAGCTACAGTTGATGGCTCTTATGGCGTTTGAACACTTTCCCAAAGTTAAGCACATCAAGGCGGGGCTACTGTTTGTGATGCACAATCACTTCGTAGACTCTGAGTATCACCGAGACAACAAAGAAGCCTTGTGGAAAGACTTCGCTAACGACCTTGAACGACTCCGCTTGTCTCATATGAATGATGTGTGGCAAGCCAACCCAACCCCCTTGTGCGGGTGGTGCCCTGTCAAAACATGTGAATTTCAAAAAGAAAGATGATCATGGCTTACGAAAATAAACCTCGTCCCTATAAGAAAGAATACCAACAGCAGAAGGAGCGAGGGGAGCTTGACAACCGGATGGAGCGGCAACGTGCCCGCAGGGCACTTGACAAGAAGGGTGTAAATCGCGACGGCAAGGACGTAGCACATGTCAAGGCACTGAGCAAAGGTGGCAGCAATGCGGACGGCTACGCCCTACAGTCGCCCCACAAGAACCGGTCCTTCAAGCGCAACTCTGATGGGTCGATGAAATAAATTTTGCGAAAGGGGTTGACGAGCACCTAAGTCGCCCATACACTGTACTTGCTGACTGGGGACGGTCAGTGATTCGCAGGCTCGCAGGCTTAAGGCATGAGTAGCCAACAACCATGTCAGTTGCGCGGTAGTCTCCTCTGGACACCATGACTTTCCGCTACGGCAGGCGCAACCGTTCCGGGGTACGTTAATCCCCGGCCCCTCTTCAGTTCCATACAGTGGATCACAATGACAGTTGAAATAATAGAAGATACAGCGGTAAAGCTGTTCTGTTCGCATGAGTTAGCCCAGCTTATTACAAGTTATATCAGTAAAAGCATGGTGACGAGTGCAAGAGGTAGCCACTCGGAAGTCCTAGTTCACTGGGGCATGGACGAGATGCAGCGCCTAGCGAGGGTGACACCCGCTCACATAAAGATACCCTCTCCTATTGCTCGCGACTACGGTTGGCCGGGGATGTTCACTCCCTTTGATCACCAGCGCGATACCTCA